TCTCTTTTGTGAGTGTGTTCTCCTTTTTAGAAGATTACGAGAAACTGTCTCAGCAGGACAATTTCGTAAAAAACTATCACGGGTATCACAACTATCACAAATCAACAGAAACACCGAAGGACGAAAGTTTTAGTGTGTCAGTTTATGTGTTAGTTTGACAGGTCGACCATTCACATGCTAAAATAGATATTCGATGTGGGAAGCTCCCGAGAGTGTCCCTCTTTGACAATTTTTCGTACCCTTCTAAAAAGGGAAACAACCAACAGAGAGTTATAGATATGACAAGCGAAGAAAATGTCCGCAGGTTCGCCCACCTATTCAGGGGCAACAGCAGATCGTACGGCGCGTTTCATCCGAAAAGTGGGCGCATGGAAACACTACACAGAGAGGTCGGCTTCGATACGTACACCGACCATGTGAAAGGCAAAGTGGGGCTGGGCGTGGTCCCGATAACCGACGATTCAACTTGTTGGTTCGGTGCCATTGACATCGACGCGCACGGTGACCTGCCAGACATCGATCTGGCCGAGTTGGAGGCCCGAGTTCGCGAGCGCGACCTACCCCTGACGGTGTGCCGGTCTAAGTCGGGCGGCGCCCATTTGTATGCCTTTGGCTCGGAGCCGCTACCGGCCAAGCTGCTGAGGGCTGCGCTAGCAAAATGGGCCGAGGAGATCGGACATCGTGGTGTTGAAGTGTTCCCAAAGCAGGACAAATTGCCGGTTGACTCTGAGGGCAACCGCCAGCTTGGTAATTGGCTCAATTTGGCGTGGTTCGACGCGGACAACCCAGACTGTCTACGCTACACGGTAGAGGGTGGGAAGCGCCGCTCTTTCGAGTATTTTCTCGACCTCGCGGAGTCCAGAAAGGTATCGGCAGCCCAGTTGGTGGAGAGAAGCTCGGACGAACACGCCGAGGCGCCTCCGTGTATACAGAAGATGATTAGCGAGGGGGTCGGCTCTGGCCACAGAAACGAAGCGCTATATAACATGGTGATATATCTGAAGCAGGCGTACCCAGAGACGTGGCGCGACAAGGCATTTGATCTTAATGCTAGGGTGTTTGATAAGCCTCTGGCGTTTGCTGAGGCCAAAAGGACTGTCGCCAGTGCTGGGCGTCGTGACTATCGGTACAAGTGTAAGGAGGAGCCGTGTCGCTCGCGCTGTCGCTCGGCCATATGTGTCACCCGCAAGTTTGGTATCACCCCTGACGAAAAGGGCGAGTTGGAGATGGGCAAGCCGCCCGAGTTTGGTCCGCTTAAAAAGTACAACACCGAGCCGCCGCGCTGGATTCTGTACGTAGACAAGACACCAGTGACCCTAACGACCTCGGAGCTGATGGATTTTAGGTACGTCCGAGTGGCGGTGGCGGATGGGGCATCGCGCCTAATCGCGCCGATGAAAAATGACCGGTGGCAAGGTATGCTGCATACACTGATGGAGGACGTCATTGAGATGGAGGCACCGCCCGAAGCTAGCGTTACCGGGTTCGTGCGGTCCAAGCTGGCAGGTTTCTTCCAGCGTACGGACTTATCCAGCGACGGATCTGACCCGCGAGACAGAGAGGGTCTATTGTTGGGTGCGCCAGTGGTGCAGCTCAATCAGACGACTGGCCAACGTTGTGTGTACTTCCGCGGCGCAGATTTTATTGACTATCTCAAGAAGAACCGCTCAGAGGAGCTTAAGGGACCCAACCTCTGGATGGCTCTGCGCAACACTGGGGTTGGTCATTGTCGTATGAGAGTGGGGCTGAACGTGATCCCAGTATGGTACACGCCGCTGGCCGACAACGATACCATTGAGTTATCACCGCCTGAGATGGAAACGGAGTTTTAGAGATGATCATAACATATAGCAATAAATCCAAGAAGTTCGTGATTGAGGCGAGTTTTGCTGAAAATGCCAGCATCGCCGATCTGCCCAATAAGAGGTTCCAGCGGCGCCTGGGTGTTTGGCACGTGCCGCCCCTATCACGTAACTCGGAGATCTTGCTCGACCGGTTCCGAGCCGACATGTCAGAGGAGGCCATTGAGGTCGCCGAGAGGTCGGTGTCCCGAGTTCGACCCAAGTACGAGAAGTTCCCAACGTGGTACACATTTAAGACCGAGCCATTCAAGCACCAACGTGAGGGTCTTGATTTTATGTGGGGCCTTGAGCGGGGTGCCCTATTTATGGAAATGGGTACAGGCAAGTCCAAGGTGGCGATCGACATCAACGCGGCTCGGTTCATGGCCGGCCAACATGACTCTTGGGTGGTGTTCTGCCCCAACTCGATCCGCGACAACTGGGTAGAGGAGTTGGTGGTTCACAACCCGCTACAGGATATCCCAGTCTTTGTGGTGGGGGACTTGACGCCGGCCAAGAGCAAGAGGTTAATAGCGGAGGCCGAGGCGGCCGAGCGTTTCGTGGCCATAGTGGGTCTGGAGTCACTTCAAGGCAAGTTTCGAGGCGGGACCGCCTATAACACGCTCATAAACATGATCGGGGGTCGCAAGTTCTCAGCCACGGTCGACGAGTCGCATCTGGTCAAGAATCACGCGGCCAATAGGTCAAAAAATGTTGAGCATGTCTGCTCGGCAGCAGTGACGGCGTGCATCATGACGGGCAGCCCGACCAGTCAGGGCCTGCTAGACCTGTATATGCAGTTCCAAATATTGGATCCCAATATCATTGGTGTGGGCGACTTCTTCTCTTTTCGCAACCGATATGTTGAGATGGGCGGGTACGAAGGTAGGGAAGTGGTGGGGTATCGCAACGTAGAGGAGCTGATGGGCTTGCTCAAGCCATTTGTGTTCCAGCGCACCAAGGAGGAAACCTTGGACTTGCCGGACAAGCTTTACGCCAAGCGGGTCGTCGAGATGACCAAAGAACAGGCTCGGGTGTACAAGGCTCTGGATAAGGAGACAGAGGCCGCCATCTCGGATCTGGCTCGGGGCGGCGCGTCAGTGGCATTGGTCGTTGATCAGGTGCTGGCCAAGTACAACGCGTTGCAACAGATCACAGGCGGGTTCGCCAACTACGATGACTACAGTGAGGATGGGCTGGAGCGCATACGCCGGTCGGCGTGGGTCGTGGAACCCAAGGACAACCCGAAGATCAAAGAGTTGATAGCGATAGCCAGCGAGAACCCAGGAAAGCAAGTGATTGTGTGGGCCAAGTTCCGTAACGAAATTGCGCAGATCGTGGAGGCGCTAGAGGGTGTATATGGCCCTGGGTCAGTGGCCGAGTATCACGGCGGCATCACGACAGCCGACCGCCGCGCCAACATGGATCGGTTTAAAGCGGGCACGGCGCGGTTCTTTGTGGCCAACCAGCAGACAGGTGGGACTGGCCTGACGATTAACGAGGCGAGTTTGGTCGTGTACTTCTCAAATAGCCTCAAGCTGACTGACCGCTTGCAGTCGGAAGACCGCTGCCACCGCATCGGCCAGAAAAATGATGTGTTATACATTGACTTGGTTTGCCGTGGCACCAAAGACGTGGACGTCCTGACCGCGATCAAGGAAAAGAAAGGCGTCGCCGAGTACGTCAGGGATCAAATGAGGCGCGACGACTAGGGACAGCGCCGGCGCGACGACTAGGGACAGCGCCGGCGCGACGACTAGGGACAGCGCCGGTGCGTCGTTTATGGCAAAGGGCGCGCCGGCCGACGAAAGGTATTGACAGCAACCACGGGATATGTTACAATAAAAATGTTGGGGATCGAGCAACTCAACATCAACCAATAGAGAGAAGAGAGAGCCAAAATGAACAAGCAAATCACGAAAGCCGCAAACGAGTTCCGCAAGTCCCAGAAGCGCGGATACAAGGGTACCTTAACCAACTGGTTGGTGATCATGTATCCGAGCATCGCGACAGCCGAGGTAGAGGAAGCAGTGGCTAAGAAAATCGCTGCTTATGGCGCCCAAGCAGCCGAATACGCAGCAAGATAATCAGGTCAGGCACCGACGAAAGGTATTGACAGCAGCCATGGGATATGTTACAATAAAGATGTTGGGGGGATAAAACAACCCAACATCAACTTAATAGAGAGAAGAGAGAATTAAAATGAAAGCATTAATTAAGCGCGTTGCAAAAGGTGGTTATATTCAGGATTTGAGCGGCAACATCGGTATCATCACCGGCTCAGACGAGACACACGTTTTCTACATCGACGCAGCAGGCGAAGAGCAAGCAGTGGCCCGTGAAGGTGCCTACAAAGCGACCCGTAAAGAGTACGAAGAAGCGGTAGAGCAGTTCGAAGAGACAGAAACCGCCGAAATCGTTGAGAACCTCGGCCTAAAGCAGGACGCGGAAGACGAAGACGAAGATGGTGCGACCAAGACGATCATCAAGAAAGAATATTTGGAGATCTACGCCCCAGTGAAATCAGTCAACGGCCATTCGAGCCACATCTGCGGCGACGACGTTTCAAGGATGTTGGTAGGCAAGACGGTCGAAGAAGTGGCCGAGATCGTTGAAGAGTACACGGGCTGGAGCGGCGCGGCGATGCTGGCGCAGTACGCCCACCTTAACCCGGGCCAGCAGCGTATGTGTATCGGTAATCGCTTCCGTACTTGGGTTAAGGCTCAAGCGGCGGCCGCGGAAGCGGAAGCACAGGGCGAGTAGCTCGGAGCGGGACTTGTGCCACGCCCTAGGGTGTGGTATAATGCCCCTATATAGAGATAAGAGGTGGCTATGATAGACAAAACAGGAAAGGTGTGGGTAGTGCAAGAAAACCCGCGCATGGATTATTCGCCAGCTGAGGCTTTTGGTGAGGTCCGTTTCATGACAGCAGACGAATTCCGCCCGATGGCGGCGTCTTTAAAAAATGAAGACGTTAAGGCCGACGTTGAGCGGGGAGCTGCTGAGTTCGCAGCTGAGACAGACTGGCTGGTCCTGACAGGCAACCCCATCATGATCGGCTACGCGTTCCACTTAGTGTACAAAGAAAATAAACGTGTAAGGTTCCTGCAGTGGGATCGAATCCGCGGTGAATATCGCCCCTACACATTTGAAGCGGCGTGATAAGACATACCAACAGAGAGGATAGTATAACATGAAGTACGATTTAGAAGAAATCCGCGCAACCTTAACGGGCGCGCAGGACGCGGTACACGGGCTGACCGTTGAGGCTCTAATGGAAGACACCAAGGGGCTGATGGCAGTTGACTCGGTCCATTTGATGGCGGTCCTGCAGGAGCTTAACGAGATGGCCGACGGCGTCAAGAAGACGATTGGCAAGGCTTATGACCACACGCGGGTAGCGGTGGTTCCTGCCAAGATGGACGAAGAGGGTCTGGACAACATGACCGTGACAGGCGTTGGCCGTGTGTCAGTGACTTCGGACATCAGGGCCAGCACAGCAGACAAGCACGGTGCCTACCTGTGGTTAGAAGAGCACGGGCACGGCGACGTGATACAGGAAACCGTTAACGCGGGTACACTCAAGGCCATTCTGCGTCGACGTATGCGGGACGGTCTTGAAATACCGGAGAGCCTATTCAAGGTCACTCCATTTGATCGAGCCTCGATTACGAAGGCTTAAATAAACCCCGGTACGCCGGGTGAATTAAAGGTATACAAAAATGAGCAAGAAAAACGAAGTAACAAAAGCAGTAGAAGAACAGTTGCCGGCATTCCTGCAGGCGCATATCAATGATACACGTGGCTCGGAGGACGTCGGAACAGATGATATGATCATTCCGCGCATCGAGTTGGTCCAAGGTTTATCCAAGGCCCGCAAGCGCAACGACCCGTCGTATATCGAAGGATCAGAAGAGGGCCACTTGTACAACAACGTGACCCGCGAGCTTTATGGGCCAGCCATTACCGTCTGCCCAGTTTTATTCCGCAAGGAATGGCTGTTGTGGCGCGACCATGATTTGGGCGGTGGCTTCGGCGGTGCTTATCCAGATGCAGCGTCGGCCCAATTGGCTGTTAACGCTCAGGAGAAGCCGGACGAGTGGGAGGTGGTTGACACAAACCAACATTTTGTGTTGGTGATCAAAGAAGACGGCTCGACCGAGGAGGCGGTGATCTCAATGGCCAAGACCAAGGCCAAGTGCAGCCGCCAGTGGAACAGCCTGATCCGCATCAACGGTGGTCCACGATTCTCGCGCTTGTACGAGCTGCGTGGCATTTCTGACAGCAACAGCGTCGGGCAGGAGTTCCATAACCTGCAGGTGAAAAATGTTGGGTTTGTGACCGAGGAGATCTTCAACAAGGCCGAGGAGGTCTACGAGATGATCAAGGCGGGTGCCGCCAGTGTTGACCGCTCATTTGACACCGACACCGGTGAGGTCTACGGCGAGGAAGAGATGTAGTACCCTGTTAGCGCGTAACAAGAGCCGGTCATTGTACCGGCTCTCTACTATTTGAGAGATTATGATGACGATAAGCACGGTGATATATGGGCCGCCTGGATGTGGCAAGTCCACTGAGATCATAAGACGCATGGATCAGGCTATATCTAGAGGTGTACCCATTGACAGGATCGGGCTGGTGTCTTTCACCAGAGCGGCCGCCCAAGAGTTGGCAAAGCGCGCAGGTGTTAGGCCGGGTCGCAACATATCTACTATCCACTCGTACGCGTTCCGTCTAGCGGGCATGGTCAAAGAGCAGGTCGTGGATCGGCTCAAGCTGCGGGAATTCTCGCGGGTGTCCAAAATCGAGACGACAGGCGCGGGTGTCTACGACCAAGAATCATTGGGACCGGGCGACTACTATCTGGCTATGTACAGCTATATGAGGTCGGTGATGCTGACCGACACACGGGAGGCATTTTACGCTGGTGGCCGCGTGGGGTCGCTGGTCGAGTTCCAGTATTTCATCAAGGTGTACCAGCAGTGGAAGGAGGCCAACGGGTATATGGATTTCGCGGATATGTTGGACGCCGCTTTGAGGGCTGACCCTCGGGATGTAGGCATCGACCTATTATTCTTGGACGAGGCTCAGGACTTCTCTTTGATGCAATGGAACCTAATACACCACTGGATGCCACATATTGGCGAGGTGGTGTTGGCGCTGGACGACGACCAGACCCTGTACAAGTTTAATGGGGCATATCCAGACGGCGGCACCAAGTTCGAAGAGCGCTACGGCTCGGAGAGGATTGTGTTAACCCAGTCGCACCGGATACCTAGTGCCGTCCACAGGTTGGCGGAGACTTTAATCGGACACGTGACCGACCGAGTGGAGAAGGTTTACTTACCACGTAAGGAAGAGGGTCAGGTGCGAATGTATGGCGGGCTAGCAATGTTGCCGCCGGTCGACCCCGAGGAAGAGACTTTGATTCTATTCCGTAACCATTCTATGAGAGAGGAAATCGAAGAGTGGCTGATGGCGGGCGGCGTGCCCTACATTACTGACAATGGCCGCCCCGGTCCGCTGCAGGGGCGACAGGCGGCAGCAGTGAGGGCGTGGACAGGTGCGCAGCGTGCTTTAAAGGCAACTGGGAATCTAATGATAGATCCGCGCCAGTGGTCCCATATGCGTCAGTGCGCCATGCCGATGTACCAGAGGCATTTCAAGGCCGAGGAGGTCGAGAGCATCATAGACAAACCGTGGTGGAATGTGTTTTATTTGGCCCCTGACATACGGACATATTTGAGGGCGGTCGAGAAGGCTCACGGAGGCATTCCTCTTGGCACTAAAATACACCTATCGACCATACATGGCGCCAAGGGTCGGGAAGCGGACCGAGTGATCCTCCTGAACGGCATGTCGGACAGAACAGCCGAGGCATACACGCAGGATCCCGACACCGAGATCCGCACATTTTATGTGGGTGTGACGCGGACCAAAGAGAAACTAGACATAGTAGCTGCGGACAACCCGCTCAGTTTGATCAATGTAAGCGTCAGGTAGTTGACGCACCATGGGGCGGTGTGCTACACTGGCCCCTTTAGAGGAGAGAAGAGATGATAGAGACTTTGCAAGATTTCCCAGTGGTATCTATCGACACTGAGACCACTGGCCTAAGCTGGACGAGTGAAAAAGTGTTTGGTGTGTCCATCTCGGTGCCGTGGTGTACGTTGGACCAGCTCATAGCCGACCCAGTGAACGCGCCGATCAAGAACATTTACTTCGATACACGCCAAGACCCAGACAGATATGAAGCGTTTCGTCAAGTGGCGCCGTTGCTCGGGAAGATGTGCTTCCATAATGCCAAGTTTGACCTACATATGCTGATGAATGACGGCGTACTGCCCAACCCGCGTAACGTCGAGTGCACAATGATCCGCGCCAGCCTGATCGACGAGCATCTGCCGAGTTATAGTCTAGACTCACTTGCTCACCAATATCTGGGGGTAGGCAAGGCCACGGACATATATGACGAGTTGGCCGCGATCTTCGGCGGCCGCGCCACCAAGAATGTCCAGATGCCCAACTTGTACCGAGCGCCGGTTGAGCTGGTCAGGCGCTACGCTGAGACAGACACCGAGATCACGCTACGGCTTTGGGCGTGGCAACAGGGTGAGATAGAGCGGCAAGGGTTGGCGCAAGTGTGGGAGTTGGAAAAGCGCCTCTTCCCACACATTTTTAAGATGGAGCGCCACGGTATTAGGGTCGACCTTGATCTGGCCCAGCTGCAGGCCGAGCGACTGGAGGAGGCGGCGGATCGGGGCCTGCTGGAACTGGAGAAAATCGCTGGGTTCCGAGTTAACCCGAATCCGTCGAGCGACATGGTAAAACTGTTCAAACCCAAGTGGGACTCGGCCCGCAAGTGCTGGGTCGCCATTGACGGGACGGTTCTGGCAACTACACCGGCGGGTAAACCGTCCATGGACGCCGATGCGCTAAGGGCAATGAGCCACCCAGCCGCTGCAAAGATCCTAGAGGTGCGCAAGATGCTCAAAACGGCTGGGACCTTTATTAGGGGCCACATCATTGAACACGAGCACCGAGGTAGGGTGCACCCAAACATCAACCAGACGCGAGGGGACGGCACTGGTGGTACCGGCACTGGGCGGTTGTCCTACACGAGACCGGCGCTACAGCAGATACCGAGCCGTGACCAGCAAGTTGCCAGACAGGTTCGGCCGATATTTTTGCCAGACGAGGGTTGTGGGTGGAGTTATGGAGACTTGGACCAGCACGAGCTGCGGGTGTTTCACCACTATGTAAACAACCCAGGCGTGGTCAAGACGTACCGCGACGACCCGAACACGGACGGACACCAGATCGTAGCAGACATGACAGGATTACCGCGAAATCCACCGGCCACTGGTGGACCCAACGCGAAGCAGCTCGGGCTAGCTGCGGTATTTAACATGGGGCAGGGCGAGATGGCGAGCGAGATGGGCCTACCATATACTTGGGAGAGCTTCGAGGACAAGGCGGGGCGCGTGGTCGAGTATAAAAAACCTGGACCAGAGGCGCAGGAGGTCATTAACCATTTCTATGAGACAGTTCCAGGCATCAAGGAGTTGGCATCAAAAGCCACAGCCGTGGCGAGATCCCGAGGGTATGTGCGGACGATGTTGGGGCGGCACATCAGATTCCCGGGAGGCCAATTCACTTACAAGGCGTCTGGGCTGGTGTACCAAGGATCAAGTGCTGATTTGGTTAAGCTGGACATCATCAACACGTGCGAGTATCTAGAATCTGAAGTGCCGGGCGGTGCCTTGCTGCTGTCGATTCATGACGAGCAGAACGTGAGCATACCGTGGAATGGTGATGCCGCTCGCCACATGGGTGAGATTCGCAACCTGATCCAAGAAAGGCCGGGCTGTCCGGTGAAGCTTAGAATACCGATACGGGCCGACTTCAGCGAGCTGGGCAAGAACTGGTGGGATGCAACCCAAAAGGGGTCGATCCACAAGTAGGTTGTAACTCAACCCTCATGGGAATATTGACAGCAACCATGGGGTATGTTATAATAAAAATGTTGGGGAGATCAAACGATCCAACATCAACCAATAGAGAAAAGAGAGAAACGAAATGAGAAACGAAATGAGAAACGAAATAGATCAAGTGATCGCTCAAACAGTAAAGACCATCATCGACGAGGCGCTGACGTTCATGGCGAACAAGGCGGGATGCAGCAAGGAAGCCGTTGCGCTTGTTATCAAAGAAGACCCGAATGGGAATACCGCCCGATATTTTAAGGATTTGATCGCAAGCCTTGCGGCTTAACGGGGGGTATTGACAGCAACCATGGGGTATGTTATAATAAAAATGTTGGGGAGACAAAATAACCCAACATCAACCCAATAGAGAAAAGAGAGACCACCATGAAAACAATCACCATCAATAAAATGGCCCGCGTTGAAAACACTGATGCAGAGATGACAGCAAAGGGTATCGTAGCTTTCCAACTAGTTGAGTTCGTAATCAATTTTTTCGGCAACGAAATCACCGTTACCCACGACACCAAAATCATGCAGGACGGAAAGCAGATCGTTATCGGCGGCTGCGGATACATCCCAGAAGGCTACGAGGTGGCCTGATAAACAAAAGCAGCGGGGCCGCATTGGGTGTGGCCCATAACCCTAGAGATTAAGAGAGAACCGACATGAAATTCAAGATCATCGAAACCGCGAACCCACTAGCTATCCATGGATTATTCGACACCCGTGCCGCCGCTGAAAAGCACTTGCGCGACATTATCCCCGCCTATGTGCGCATGAGATTTTTCACCGACAAGGCCCTAGTTGCCGAATCATTTTCGGTTGTCTCCAACAAGTGAGCGGGGGTATTGACAGATATAGCCGCCCATGGTAGAATAACGGTACCGGTTCGAACCGGTACCAATAACACAATAGAGAAGAGAGATCAATATGAACGTTTATCAAGAGAATGGCTTTAAAGACCGAGCCGATTACATCCGCCAGATAGCCGAGCACTACGGCATCCCAGAATCGATGGTGTGGCAACTGGCCGACATACTCGGACCCGACGAGGATTTCGACGGGCTTGTGGTGGCATGTCAAGACGCCGAACGCCAACTTTTCGACTAACCTAAACCAGAGAGCAAGAATATGACAACATACGATAACACAAACACCGGTGCCCTGTTCACTAATGACCGCAAGACGAACGACCGCCAGCCTGGATTCACTGGCAAAGTGGACGTAGAAGGCAAAGAATACTGGCTCTCAGCTTGGGCCAAGAAGACGAGAACAGGCAAGCCGTTCATGTCGCTAGCACTGACCCCAGTGGACGCAGCACCAGCACCGAAGAAAACGGCAGGGGCAGAGGTGGACCCGCTCGAAGAGTTCATGAGTGCGGCAGATACCGAGACAGCCAGCGGCCCGAAGTACAACCCAGACAGCGACTCAAAGTACAACCCAGACGACGATGTGCCCTTTTGAGACCATGGGGAACAAAGCGGCTGGTGCTCATTGAAACACCGGCCGCCAGTCAAGAGAGAGCGAGCAATATGAAAATCAAAACGGTCGAATCACAACACCACCGAGACTTCTACGCCATCTACCAGTGTGAGCACTGTGGGCACGAGCAACGGGGGCCGGCTTGCGCCACCCACTTCCTTGCTGCTGTCGTGGTGCCGACCATGGCATGCGCAGAGTGCAGCAAGAAAGACGATGACACATCTCGTGTGCTAGCACCCAAGTACCCAGTCACCTTAACATCTGAGGAAACACCAATGAAAAAAGCAACCTTGATCTGCGATATGCAATTCGGATCAACTGGCAAGGGCCTGATCGCTGGATATCTGGCGGAACGCGACCAGCCAGACGTGGTGATCACGGCGTGGAGCATGAACGCTGGCCACACCTACATCAACGCGGAAGGCCGCGAGTTTATCCACTGCATGTTAGCCAACGGTATTGTATCACCCAAGTTGCACACAGTCCTGATCGGCCCCGGCTCGCAGATAGGTATCAATCGCCTGTTTGATGAGGCCGACGCGACCCGCGACCTGCTGCGCGGTGTGCAGATCTTGATTCACCCCAACGCTTGTGTTATCAGCGACCGCCATATTGAGCAGGAGGCGGGACCGATGACTAAAATCGGGTCCACTAAAAAGGGCTGCGGGGCGGCACTGATCGAAAAGATCCAGCGCAACCCAGATGGCGAGGCCATCACAGCGGGTCAGATTGCGTCAATAATCACCGAGATGGCATCGGAAACCAGCCTGAATATTGGTGTGACCACCCACGACAACTACTGCGCCGTGATCGAACGGGCTACCCGAATTCAAGTCGAGGGTGCGCAGGGCTACTCGCTGGGTATTAACAGCGGGTTCTACCCCTACACCACTTCTAGGGAGTGCACCCCAGCACAGATCGCCAGTGACTGTCTATTACCCATTCAGATGATTGACAAGGTAGTAGGCACTATGCGTACCTATCCGATTCGAGTGGCGAACCGCTATGACGAGCAGGGCGAGATGATCGGCTGGTCCGGCCCATGCTACCCAGACCAAGAAGAAACCACATTTGACGCAATCGGTCGCCCGACCGAAATGACCACAGTGACGAAACTGCCGCGCCGCCTGTTCACGTTCTCTGAACAGCAGAGCCTAGAAGCGCTGCGAACGGTACGCCCTGACGAAGTTGTGATGGGCTTTGCCAACTACGCCGAAGAGTCGGAGTACCGCCGAATCTGCAGCTTAGTGAACAAGCAAGCAGCAGCACTGGGTCTATCACCAAATGTCGTGCGTTACGCCACATGGGGACCGAAATCAACAGACATCGAGGAGATCAAATAATGTCAATTAAGAACGACAGCGGAAAAGCTAAGCTCTCGCTAGTGGACCCCTCCTTTGCGGAGGGCATGGCCCGCGTGCTAGAGATCGGAGAGAAAGAGTACGGCCCTGGGAACTGGCGCAAGCCGGGTCTTGGGTACGCTAGGGTGATCGACGCGATGAAGCGCCACACCTTGGCAATTGAACGCGGCGAGGACATCGATCCAGTATCGGGCGAGCCTCACGCCTACCATATCGCTAGTAATGCGATGTTTTTACAGTACTACAACGACAACAATCAGGTGGAATTAGATGACCGACATTTTAAAGCTCATGTGCCGAGTGTGCCAAGAGGAGTTACCCACAAACCGGTTCGCACCATCGCGAGTACGCAAGCGCGATCTGATCTGCAAGAAGTGCAACAACGCGGCCCGAAGCGCGAACCGCAAAGCCCTGAGAGCAAAGAATATGGGCAAGGAGTCCTAGACGCGCTGGGTTGGTTACTTGAGTCAGAAGGCGAGCAAGCTGTTTCGGGTGACCCGCTGCGGATCCTGCAGGCACGTGTGACCAGTTGGGCTGACAAGGTATACCCGAACCGGACAACCGAGGTGGCTTTCGCTAAAATGGTTGGCGAGGTGGCTGAGATCTTGGCTGACCCCTCGGACGCCCTCGAATGGGCCGACGTCCTTATTTTACTGGTGGACGCGGCGCACCTACGTGGTATCGATATCATCAAGGCCGCGCACGAGAAGATGAACATCAACGAAGCACGGACGTGGAGTATTGACAAGCGTACCGGCATCATGTCGCACGTTAAGGAGGCCGCGGATGTCTAAGATCGACTTGAGCCTAGGGGACGTCTACCGGGCGTCCGACGTCAAAAGATGGGGCATCGTCAAAGTAGCAAAAGAGCAATCCGTGGCGGAACACTCATATCAAGTGGCCATGATCACGGCCCGCCTTTGCCAACTGCACGGCCTAGGGGGTGAGAAGACGCAGCGCGCCGTGTGGTATGCGCTGACCCACGACCTGCCCGAAGTCCTCACCGGAGATATCGCCACGCCGCTTAAGGATTTTCTAGGGGCTGATACCCGAAGTAGGTTGAAAGAGTTCGAAGAAAGGGTCACCGTAGCCGGCCGAGAGACGCAGTGCGACGATCCGGAGATAGTGGACATCGTAAAGACGGCCGACATCATCGAGGCAATAGCATTCTTGAGGCAAAACGCTCTGACTCTGCATGGTACCCAAATACAGGCGTCCATGATGAACAAGATCAAGAGTAAGGGATGCCCACACGCCAACGCGGCCATGGTAGAGGTCTTAACCGGGTCACTGACCACATTGAATTCGGTCATGGGGGAAACACAGTGAGCAAAGAGCAAAGGCTGTGGCGCGGGACGCTGCGGCCGGCCCTAGCTGATATACGCGACCTGAAATACGAACGCGTGGAGCTGCGGACTGGGGCGTCAGGCATGCCCGACGTTATGTATACCCTAGGAGGGACAGGGTGGATTGAGAACAAGTACTGCCCAACAACGGACAAAATCGCGCTGACTGGGTGGACGCCAGCGCAGCGCCGGTGGGCCAAGGATCACATCGAAGCCGGCGGTAAGGTCCTGCTGTTCGTGGGCACCCTCGATGGCAACTACTTTATCGACCCGATGGGTGTGATTGAGGAGGACTATATCAAACCTAGCCACAAAGCCGTGTTGGCGCGGTTTTGTGGGAAAATCGACCGAGCCAAGTTGGTCGAGGTTTTGCGAGTAAGTCCCGAGGAGGAAATCTAAATGGAAAAGGACGAACGTGCTGGGTGGACCGAGCAACAAAAAAAGGTAATGGATGTGTTCGACGCTGAGGAGAGGCTGCTGGCGCTAAAGTTAGCACTACTCCTCGAACGTCGTCGCGAGTATATCAACACAAACGAGTTGAACAAAAAATGAAGACAACACAAGTACTTAATACCGTGCTGGCGGCTGGACTCGATACAATGGGGCGCAACGCTTTTATTGCGCCGAGCGTCCTATCTACCCAAACTTTGGGCTTCTGGGCCAACGACCGATTTTATGAGGTAGAGCACCTAAATGGGCGCCTGACCTTGTTGATCGGGAGTGACGTCGAGGTGAGATTCGAGAGCGTGGAATACGACGACCCAAGCACCGCGCTGTTATTTATTAACCGGGGCGATGTGGTGGCCCAGATCAAACTAAAGCAAAACGACGAGAAGTATTGACAGCAACCATGGGATATGTTACAATAAAAATGTTGGGGGTAGCGAGACACCCCGGCATCAACCAATAGAGAGAAGAGAGAACAAAATGAACAAACACATTAACGATCAACTAAAAGCAACATTTAAAGGCTTCATTGCAGTAGATCAAAACGCAGTGTTCGCGGTTGCAAACGTCTACAAAGGCTTTGCTATTTCTGAAACCCACTATGAGCTGAAGGACGGAATCAGCGCCGACCAATTTGTAATCGGAGAAGAATATGACATCACCGGAATCACAAAATAAGACACAGGGCCACAAAATGAACAAATATACTACCGCACAACTGAAAGCAGCACTGGTTGAACTACACAAGATGGACGAACTAGCCGCATACCAACTGGCATTTAACGAACTTAACCGACGCATGGGCGATGACGCTTTTGATGCATGGTGTGACGAGGTGGGGATTTAATCCCCGATAAAGGAAATATAAATAACAGAGGTGATTTATGAACTGGGATATTTATGGTGATCGACTCACACAGGGTCATTGTGAAGTGCATCCGTACGTTGCGGAAGAGTATCCATGCTCTGTCTGCCTTGCTGAGAGCGCACAACGTGCTATTGATCGTGACCGTGAGTTAGAGCACCATAAACTAAAAATTGCCGAGCGTACTATCGCTAGTCTTGTAGGTGAACTATTTAATTCGTTTCCATTGTTAGACGAAAATGGTCTTGATTCTGATATTCATCATTGCGAGTGGTCTATTCAACAAGAACGGAAACGACTGCATTCAATTATCGCTAGATTCCTAAACCAAAACGAAGGTGAGTTATGACCTACAATCCACACAAAGCAGTGGCCGTACCAGCGACGATACAAGAAGCTATTGATGACGTTGCGCGCATTGAGCAGCTTGTCAAAGATGCGTACAGGCTGATAGGTATGGCTGAGAATATCGGCGAGAGGCACAAGATCCGAGTTAAGTTTCAAGTACATAATCGCCACAACCAGCACCATGAATCAGCATTAAAGCCTATCAGAGTGCAAGCATGGCAGCGGCTAATGGGTGTTACTGGGCTGCATCAGATAATGGACACAAAAGCGCTCGATGAGTTTGAGAGTCAGTTATATAAAGATGCGCCCGAGTTTAATGAGGAAAGCGTAAAAGGTACGCTGCTAAGCAAGCTGCAGGATTCTGAAACCATGTTTGCGCGCGGCTTGGTTGATATGTTTAGGATCCTAAGCGGCGCGTACAAAACACATAAAGACGCGGCATTTAAGGTACCTAAAAAGATCATAATCAGAAACGTTGTTAGTTGTGGGCCGCAAGGATTGACTATTAATTACCACCACTACAGCCGCATAGATGATATTGATAGAGTATTTAAAACGCTGGGCGGCAAAAAGTTCGAGTCTTACGAGTTGATAGCGGAGCTTGGTAGATCTTGGCAAAAAGATGGTGTGCATGAGTGCGATATGTACAAAGCTAGGGCGTACATAAATGGTAATATGCACTTAGAGTTCAAGCGCGCTGACCTGCTAGAAAAAGCAAACGACATCATCGCCAATTGGTATGGCGCAACATTGGGAGAGACACGAAAATGACCAACGACAATAGATTAGCGTTATTAAAAAGCTGGCAAGAAGTCAGCAAAAGTTTCACAGAAGCGGCTTCCGCTTATATGGATTTAACGCACTGCCCGTGCGAAGCCCCACATATTAAGACAGCTTATGGTGTTTTCGAAGAGCATGCAAAGCTTGTCGCAGTATGGACGGGGGTACCATTTAAAGAGCTGCTATGTTGGGCGTATGACCTACATTACGGCGAAGTAGCATCATACGATGTAAAATTAGATGGAAAGTGGCACAGTGCAAGAACAATAGAAGAGTTTTCTAATCTTTGGGATGCTATAAATAACAGAGGTGAATTATGAATATACTAAGTTTGTTTGATGGTATGTCGTGCGGTCAGATTGCACTTGAAAGAGCAGGTATCAATGTAAGTAAATACTATGCGGCTGAGTTAGATAAATATGCAATTACTGTAACTCAGGCTAACTACCCTGGCACTATTCAGCTGGGTGATGTGACCAGGTGGCAGGAGTGGGAAATTGACTGGTCGAGCATTGATCTGTTGATTGGTGGAAGCCCATGCCAAGGCTTTAGCTTTGCAGGCAAGCAGTTAGCATTCGATGATCCACGGTCAAAGCTGTTTTTTGTGTATGTAGATATTTTAAACCATATTCGGAGCGTTAATCCTGAAATTAAATTCATGCTTGAAAACGTCAAGATGAAGAAAGAGTATCTAGCGGTTATTAGCGAACAGTTAGGCGTAGAGCCTGTGTTTATAAACTCTGCATTAGTCAGCGCACAAAACCGCCAGCGTTATTATTGGGCAAACTGGGAGTTTGGGCAGCCAGAGGATAAGGGTATTGTTCTTGCGGATATTTTGGAAAGTGAAAATAATTGGTTGGCCTGTGTTGTTGGTACTTCTGCAAATCGTGATGTAAGGGCAACGGGCGAAAAAGCAGGTTGTTTAACTGCAAATTATTACAAGGGTGTTATGGCGGCTGGTCGTCCTTTTATAGCAAGCAAGAAGATGATTGGTGAGAAGCTTGATACCAAATACCAAGTTAACCCTGCCGCTATTCGTGGTCGCTACTTGGTAGATGGTAAGCGTCAAGACGGAAAGATGCTAACAGCAGGACTCACGCAGCAAATGCTAGAAGTTAAAGCCAATCAAAAAACCAACGCACTGACCACGGTGCAGAAAGATAACGTTGTCACACCAATGGAACCGGGGCGTTATTCAATAAACAAGCCAATGTGCCAAGGCACAGCAACAAGTTACCGCAAATTAACACCAATCGAGTGCGAGCGCCTGCAAACGGTGCCAGACGACTACACAGCTTATGTGAGTAATACCCAACGCTACAAAATGCTAGGCAATGGTTGGACGGTCGATGTAATAGCACACATTTTTAAAGAGTTAAGGAGCGCACCATGAGCAGTCAATGCCCACATTGCGGGGAACACTTAGGGGGTGATGGGCACACAAGCGTGATGCACTGCCCATACACTGAAGAAGATACATCTTGTTTAGAACCAGATGCAAATCCGGTACACTGCAACTTTGAAGGCGAGGTGGAAATGACTGAGGATACCAAGAACTCGCAAGAATAAACATCACACCAGTGAAACAGGACCGTGAGTATATCTCCGAGGCTCAGGAAGATATTTTCCTTGGCCTTGGAACTAGTAGGAGGTATGTTAGGGGCGAGTAGTAGGAACTGAGGGAAGGGAAAGAAAGGGAACGGCACATGGTGCTCGGCACTCGGCACTGGGCCTTGTGTATGTGTTCCCCTTTTTAGAAGATTACGAAAAATTGTCAACGCAGGACAATTTCGTAAAAAACTATCACAACTATCACAACTATCACACTTGCACAAAAACACCGAAGAACGGGGGTTTTAATGTGTCAGGTTTCAAACAACAAAACTAACACAGCCTAACACAAATACTCGATGTAGGAAGCTCCCGAAATTGTCTCCCATTGACAATTTTTCGTAATCTTCTAAAAAAGGAACACATACATGGGGCGGCCCAGCTTGCAAGAGCGGTGGGGGATGTGGTATAATGCCCACATTACAGGCTTGTGCAAGAGTGTCCACATGAAGATCCCGCAAGATGAACGAGTCGAGCAGATATGCAGCCGAGTGGCCGAGGGTATGACTATCCGCGCAATCGCCAAGGAACTCGGCATCACAGCCGGCCGCGTTATCCACATCGTCAGCGCCAATGAAGAGGCATCCAAGCTTTATTCTCGCGCCCGTGATGCTGCGTCAGATATATTCGAGGCCGACATCATCGAAGCAGCTCGGGAAGTGACACCTAGTACAGCGGGCGCCGACCGAGTTAAGATTGATGCCCTAAAGTGGGTTGCAGCCCGTCGTAGCCCCGCCAAGTACAGTGAACGAATCCGACAAGATCACATTAGTTCTGATGGGAGCATGAGTCCTGCCGCCACGGGTGCAGCGGTGTTGGAGGCTCTGGCGCGTAAATATGACTCCTGAATTAGCCGCCGACCTTAAGACCGACCTACTCAATTTTACGGTTCACATGTTCCGGGAACGCAAGGGCACGGACTTGATGCGCGCCGCCCACCAAGATTTGATTTGTGCTGCCCTTGAACGTGTCATCATTGGCCATACCAAGCGCTTGATTATCAACATGCCACCTCGGTCTGGAAAAACCGAGCTAGCTGTGGTGAGTTTCATTGCGTGGTGTATGGGCAACTGGCCCCATAGTCATTTCATCCACGCCAGTTATTCCAAGCGGTTGGCCGCCACCAACACTTATGCCGTGCGCTCGGTTATGCAACACGAAGGCTACGCCCAGATTTTTCCAGGTGTTAAGCTAGCGGGTGACAGCACGGCCAAAGACGAGTTCCGCACGAACGCGGGTGGCGTCGTCTACGCGGCAGGCTCTGAGGGCACAATCACTGGGTACGGCGCTGGTTCAATGGACGACCACTTTGGTGGCGCTATTGTCATTGACGATCCACACAAGGCCGGCGAAGCAAACAGCGCCATCATGCGCCAGAACGTGATCGACTGGTTCAGCACGACCATGGAGAGCCGGAAGAACAGCCCCGACACGCCAATCATCATAGTCATGCAGCGTCTTCATGAGAATGATCTCACAGGGTGGCTACTGGGTGGTGGCAACGGCGAGCACTGGGAACATTTGTGTATTCCGGCGGTCAATGAGCAAGGTGAGTCATTCTGGCCTGAGCAGTTCCCACTAGATATGTTGGAGCGTCTGAAGGCTAGCAACAACTATGTCTATGCTGGGCAATATCTGCAAACCCCAGCCCCGCTCGGCGGCGGTGTGTTCAAGGAGTCGTGGCTCCGCTATTGGACTACGTTACCGAAGATCGAGCATTGCATGATTTATTCGGATACCGCCCACAAGACAGGGCAGGAGAATGACCGGAGTTGGTTCCAGTTGTGGGGCAAGGGTAAAGACGGCAACGCCTACCTAATCGACATGATCATGGGTAGATGGGAGTCTCCGCAGTTGCTCGCTAACGCCAAGGCATTTTGGGACAAGTGCAGGGCTAACGCTCCGGCCACCGTCAGAAAGTTGAAGATCGAGGACAAGGCCAGTGGTATTGGATTGGTGCAGCAACTCAAACAAGAAGGGATCCCAGTGGAAGGAATACCGCGAAACCGTGACAAGTTAACCAGAGGGTACGATACCGCCCCTATGGTCGAGGCAGGGCGTGTGTTCTTGCCAGAGCGACACCCAGCTTTATCTGATATGTTGCACGAGATATCGTTGTTCCCTGTGGCAACCCATGATGACGCAGTGGACCCGTTTATGGATGCGATACAGGATATGTTAATCGAGAGGAGTCACTACTCATGGTCAGGTTTTCTCTAATGTTATTGCAATCCACATGCAGCTGTGTAATTGGCAAACACAAAAATGGTGGTGCATATGCGCATATTGACTAACATAGCTGACGGCCTGCGCAATGTTGTTGCCAATTTAGGCACAGCTAGAGACAAGACCGCGCACACCCAGTACGTCGATACGATGTACGATCCGCAAGACTTGCTGACCACCTACGCGGTTAGTTGGGTAGCGCGCGCTGGTGTTGATCTACCCGCAGAAGACGCTGTGCGAAAATGGCGCTCGTGGCGCGCCGGTGCTGAGCAGATCAGCAAGATTGAGGCAGTCGAAGAACAGCTAGGTTTGCAGTCAAAACTACAAGAGTGTTTGATTAGTGCACGTTTGCTGGGTGGTGCAGCAATCTATATCAATACCGCTGCGCCCGATAAATCACTGCCCCTGGGCGAAAACGAGCAGCTAAAGTCTATCGTGGTGATGACGCGCAACACGTTAAGGGCTGAACCAGCCGTAAAGGACATCGACAGCGAATACTACGGTATGCCAGAGTTTTACACATTAAACAGTGGTGAAAACGGCGAGCGTGTAACAATCCATGCGAGCCGTTTTGTAATCCTGCACGGTGCGCACACGGTTAAAGATCCCGCATACTCGACCAATGATTCAGCGTGGGGCGACAGCGTAATCAAGGCCGCGCGAGATGCGCTCAATCAGCGCAATAGCACGATGGCAAACATTGCCAGCTTGATTTTTGAAGCCAAGGTCGATGTATTCAAGTTCAAAGGTTTTGCCGACATGCTAGCCTCGAACCAAGATGATGCGATTATCAGCCGAGCGCACTTGCAAGCTGCAATGAAGGGTATTAACGGCGCGGTCGTTATCGACGGTGAAGATGAGTACGACCAGAAAACAGCATCGTTCGGAAGCTTGCCTGAGGTTATAGCAAAATTCCAAGAAGAGGTATCCGGTGCATTCCGCATACCTGTTACGCGTTTATTTGGTCGTTCAGCTGCTGGTTTATCTGGTCAAGGAGACGGAGACGAGCGCGTGTATTATGACCGTGTTGCCCATGAGCAAGCGACCTGCATCGGCCCTGCAATGCGCAAGTTAGACCGATTAATCGTTCGCCAAGCGCTAGGCAGTAATCCGCTAGAAGTGTACTACGAGTGGCGACCCCTGCGACAGAGCACAGAGCTTGAGCGGGCTGATATATTTGGCAAGGTGGCTAGTGGTGCGCGTGCAATTGCCGGCAGTACAACGGGTGAGATTATCCCACTCGATGCGCTATCCGATAGCCTAGTAAACGAACTTACAGAATTGGGCGTGTTGCCTGGACTAGAAAAATCAATCGAGGAATACGGCACGTTATCCGAGCAAAACAGTTTTACTGAGGGTGAACTATGAGATTTTTAGACAGCGTAACAACCGGCCAACCGCGAATTACAAGTGACGGCTATCTGGTTGCAGATGTAAAGGCAGCACGCACCGGCATCCAGTTGTACACAGGCGCAGAGTTGGGGCGACCTGATCTTGATGTTGTGCGTGTGTATCGCCCCGAGGCTGAGGTTTTCCACAAGGACAGCTTAGCGAGTTACGCGCACAAGCCATCGGTAAACGGCCACCCAGATGAGCCGGTGACTGCTGACAACTGGAAACAGGTTGCCACTGGACAGCTAGGCGGTGACGTGGTGCGCGACGGTGACCATGTACGCGTACCATTAGTGCTAATGGATTCGCAGGCTATCGCCGACTACAATAACGGCCGCCGTGAGTTGTCAATGGGCTACACGTGCAAGATCGAGTTTGATAGCGGCGTAACAGATAACGGCGAAGAATACGACGCCGTGCAGCGCAATATACGAATAAACCATATTAGCCAAGAACAGCACGGGCGTGCTGGGACTGCTAGAATAGGTGACGCATGGGGCGTTGCCCCGATTAACGATAACGCAAAACAGGGCATCACGCCCAAAACCACTAAGGAGGGTCTTATGACCACTAAAACCGTTGTATTGGGCGACAAGGCGGTACAGGTACTCGCTGAGGATGCCGCAGAAGTTGAACGATTCAAGGATGCCGCCGCTCAAGCGCTGGCTGATACTGAATCAAAACACGAACAAGTATTAGCAGCGAAAGATGCTGAACTTGAGAAGTTACAAGCACAGTTAGATGACGCTAAAAGCAAAATCTTGTCTGATGCTGACATTGACACTAAAGCAGCAGCGCGTGCTGAGCTGATTGCTACTGCAAAGAAAATCGCACCTGATGCTGAGCTTGCAGGTTTATCAGACTCCGCTATCCGCAAAGCTGTAGTTACCGCCCGCTTGGGTGATACCGCTATCGCCGATAAATCGGACGCGTACATCGATGCGCGATTTGATATTCTCGCAGAAGATGCTGCTCCGGCTGATCCAGTCAGGGACGCTTTATTTAAAATCACCAACGATAGCGCGGACGATGGTCACAGTGCATACGTTGCTCGTTTAACTCGCAATAACAAGGAGGCCTAATCATGGCTTTAATTCCTAACGCAACAACCATGCCGCGCGGTATTGTCGGCACATGGGCAAACATGGAAGAAGACAACGCGCGTACCGGCGTTGCTTCAGTCGAGTTTGCTTCTGGTATTCCACTGCAGCGCGCAACCGGCGACCAAGAAGTCGCTCCACTGACTGACGGTAACGTATTCGTAGGTATCGCATTACGCAATGTCGATATGTTTGGTACACCAACCACCGCCGACGACGCTGCTACTTTTGCAGTTGGCGACCTGTTAGGCGTTGCCGATATGGGTACCGTGTTTGTATTGGCAGGCGAGGATGTGACAGAAGGCGCTAAGCCGTTCTATGATCCAGCCACACGCAAGTTCCATGGTTCGAGCGCAAGCGATCGATTACCATTAGACGGCTGCGAGTTCGATGAGGCAGCAGCAGAGGGCAGCGCAGTAGGTTTGCGTATTCGTTTAACACCGGGTTCAGCTGCTGTCACCGCAGTAGAATAAGGAGCAACCATTATGAGTCAGATTATCACAGATGCGCAGGGCCTTAACTTCCTGCGCCAACAAACGCGCGTACAATCAGCACGTGCATTTAACGTCGAGTACGACATTGTTGACTATGCGTCACTTGTACCGGTCAATACCGATTACCCAGAGTGGGCAAGCGGTGCTGACTTCCAAGTCGGCGACATGGCGGGCGCTGCTAAGTGGCAGTCAGGCTGGGCAGAAGATGTGCCTAAAGCTGATGTTTCGCTAATGAGCATCGGTGTAGACTTTGCGATGTACGCAGTCGGTTACGACTACAACGTCGAGGAGTTAGGCAAGGCAATGCACGCTGGCTTCCCATTGACCGCTCGCAAAGCCATTGCAGCACGTCAAGCAGCAGACATTTTCTGCGCTGAAACGGCGCTGTATGGTGGTGGTCACAAAGGTTGGACCGGTTTAATTAACAAAACTGGTGTAACTCCTGTAGTGGCGCCAAACAATGGTACTGGCTCTGCTCGTAACTGGGTAGATGCAAACGGTGTTGGCCTGAAAACACCTGAGCAGATCGTTACTGAGCTAAACAGTTTGCTGCAAGGTCCTCCTAGCGCGTCTGGTGTCATGACCAGCTTGTTAGGTGATACGATCCTGTTACCGGCTGTTGCGATGAACCACATCACAAACACGCCTTACGGTGTGACCAGTCCTAACAAAACGATTTTCCAGTATTTCATGGAGAATAACGTTACGACTCAACGCACTGGTCGCTCAATCACAATCCGTGAATTACCAGCGCTTGCAACGGCTGGTATCGGTTCAGTGGATGGCCAAGGCCGTGCAGTGGGATACCGCAACTCACCGGATGCGATTGAGTTCCCAATGCCGATGCCCTACCGCTTCCTCGACGTGCATCAGCACGGCCCGATGCAGTGGCAGATCCCAGGCATTGGTCGTGTGGGTCAGTTAACGCTGATCCGTGACGGCGCTCTGCGCTACTTGGACGGCATTACCCCAGCGCTATAATGCTGGGTATGTGAAAACCAAGCCTCACGGATCAAACTCTGTGGGGCTTTTTACTTCTGAGGTGATGGATATGTACAGAATACAAAACTTGGTTAACAGTCCGTACCAGATTGGTGATAAAACAATTCCAGCACGTGGCGTGTTAGAGTGTGATGATTTAACAGCAATAGAACTCAACTTGATAAAGTCAGTAGGCTATTTCAAGATTGAAGAAATCGAGAAGGCTAAACCTGCTAAGGCTAAACCAGCTAAGCGTCCTGCTAAAAAAGAGGCATGATATGGCATACGGCACAGATGATGGTTTCATAGAATGGCTTGACGCGCAAGGATTGCCATCGCCGACTGGCGACCCTGCTGTATTACGGCAGATCGGCAGCAACTACATTGATGCGGCTTATGAAGCGCGCCTGAATTGTAGCAGCCGTACGGGTGGTTTTAACCAGTTACTCGCATGGCCTCGCAAAGGCCACAAAATGAACGGCCAGACCGTGCCTAGTGATCTTGTGCCGCAAGCTTGGATTAATGCCGCTTATCGTGCAGCTTATCTTGAAGACACAACGCCGGGATGGGCGACAAAAGGTACAGATGCGAGCCGCCAAACCAAGCGCGAAAAAGTTGATACGATTGAGCGCGAGTTCTTCTCGGCGGCAGATGCAGCAGGCACAGATGCGGCAGCAGGTATGCCGTCCGATAGCATCATCAACGGCATGGTTTTGCCGTGGTTGTGCAAGCAAGGCGTGCGAGATCCTAATTCTTTGTTCAGGGTGATCTGATATGGCTGACTTCTACGACGACATGGCAACAATGACCAACGAGTTACTAGCCCCAACGTCAAGTGGTGGTCTAGGTCAAGGTGTGGTGAAACTCATTCGCGTAACGCCCGGTGTTCCAGATTCTGATAAGCCGTGGTTGCCTGTGGAGCCAACCGAGAAACCAGAAACGCTAAAGGCTGCTGTCAGGGGTGTAGATTCACGATTGGTAGGTACGGAAGTCGGCAGTGCTGTTATCCTTGCGAGCGACAGGCAGGTCATTTGTGCTCCACCAGCAATGGGGTATCAGGCCGGTGATGCTATGTCGATTGACGGCGTGCGAGTGACCATTCTATCCGTTGAGCGTATACCGGCGGCTGGCACTGTGTCGGCGGTAAGGTTTATTGTCAGGGGTTGATCATGATATATACCATTGCAAACACTGTTAAAATCGGCAAACCTGTTAGGGTTTTCGTTAACGATAATGAGGTCGAGAACGCCATGTCAGCAGATACATCCAGAGGGGTTGTTGTGTATGCGCCGAAACCTGTTCGAGTTAAAAAAGGCGCGGATTATATATACACTCGCGAACTACGCGGGAAAGTGACAGTGGAGCCATGCTGATATGGCACTACGCCCAAACAGATCACAAGCGCGCCAATTTGCTAAATTACTGAGCAAGTATGAGCCTGCTATCCGGCAGGCATTCATGCGCGCAGTGGTTGACTTGCACGCCAATGTCGATTGGCCAACACTTCTTTCTGCGCTTGAGTCAGGTTCGACGTTTAACGCAGTGCAGGCGCTCAATATCAATGAAGGTGCGTTTAACGAATACAGCCAAGTATTGACCAGCGTTTTTGTTGAGTCTGGCACTGCCACGGCATCGTTAATCGCTGGGTCGGGTCAAGGTGCTATTGGCCTGCGATTTAATCTACAAAACCCAGCGGCTGAAGAATGGATTCGGCAGAATGTCGCAACGCGTGTAGTTGGTTTTGTACAGGAGCAGGTCGAGACGGCTCGTGAGATTATCGCGGCGGGTTACATGGGTGGCAACCATCCGCACACTATCGCCCTTGACTTAGTTGGGCGCGTGGGTGCTGGTGGTGTGCGTGAGGGCGGCATACTGGGGTTGGACACACCAAGGGCAGAGAGGCTTGCTAATGTATCAGCTGGTATGCGTACGCCCGAGGGTGTTCAGTCGCTTGTTGTTAGGCGTACAGACGGAAGTCTTGGCATGCGTTACAAGGTCAATAAAGCCACAGAACAGCGAATCCTAGCGGCATATGCTAAGGGTGAAGCCGTACCCGCAGCGCAGCGCATTCTATCAGAGCGCCAGTACAGTAACGCACTATTAAAGGCGCGCGCAGACACCGTAGCGACCACAGAGACCGCGGCCGCAGTTATGGGTGCGCGTGATAATGCGTGGGAGCAGGCAGCAGAGCAACAAGGTTTAAATCGCAGTGCAGTCGTTAAAACATGGCGGCATAGGCGCGGTGCCGATGGACGTATTACACATATTGAAATGGCGGGTGTGTCGGTCGTTGGGCTAGATACGCCGTTTGTGCTCAGTGACGGATCAGTGATGATGTATCCGCACGACCCGGCGGGTGGGGCTAAGAATAACATAAACTGTGGTTGCGACTGCGAATATAGATTGATTAGATCAGTGAGTTGATTGGAGCATAACTATGGCCAGTTTTACAGAAACAATAGACGCGTGGGTCGCTCAAACCAAAGAGCGCTTAGATGCCGTGCATGGTCGCTCAGTCGAGTTATTAGGCGAGGAGCTAGCCAAGACCAAGCCAGAAGGTGGTCGTGTACCATTCCTGACTGGGAACCTTGCGCGCTCATTGCTCGCCAGTAAATCAGGTATGCCTAACACCACAGACGGCCCTTATGCGGGAAGTAATATCGGCCTGATTGCTGCGACACTAAAAGCAGATGAGACGGTCTACATTGGTTACCAAGCGAATTACGCCGCACGCCAAAACTTCGGATATGTTGGCGCAGATAGCCTCGGACGTGTGTATAATCAGCAAGGTAATTACTTTATCGAAGGCGCTGTGGCAGAATGGCCTAATATTGTTAAAAAAGCGGTCAGCGAGATCAAAGGTAAAACGTAATACGTAATACGTAATACCAGCAAGGGAGTTGCTTTGCCGAAGGCGCTGTGGTAAAATGGTCTAATACCACCAAAACAGTGACCAGCGAGAACAAAGGTAAAACATAGTGCCAGCAATTGAAACGAAAATATGGTTAGCACTAAAGAACAGTGTCGAGGCACTGGGTTTATCACTACCTATCGCTTGGCCATCTGAGAAGTTTACAGCAGTGACTAGCGGCTATGTTCGCGTTGGTCATGTGTCAGCAGCACCAAATCCAGAGTTGATCGCAGCTGGCAAAAAACATACACGGCGCGGGTTTTTAATGTTGACGCTGGTTATGCCAATGAACCAAAACAGTGTCGTTTTTATCGAGATGGCGGCCAGTATTGCCAGTCAGTTTAAAGAAGGCGCGAACGTGCGATACAATGATTTATGTGCCACTATTACATCAGCACCGCACGTTATGGACGGATACGAAGATGGTGGGTATTGGAACGTTCCTGTTAGAATTCCGTGGAGGACATTCGCATGAGTTGCAAAAACTGCGAAGAAAGGCGAAAATTAGCACGAGAAGCGCTTCTGCGCTCCGCTGTTGGCGAAACCATTATACACATTGCCAAGGGTGCTGCTGAAATGGCAGGCTTAAAGAAGAAAACCGCCATAGCCGAAAAGAAGGCAGTGGCAAAACGCAAATCCGGTGCTACCGGGAAAAAGACCGTCCCGGTCAACACTGAGCAGGAGCAAGACTAATGGCTGACGAAATGCTATATACAATGGCGAATACCAAGATTTTCATTAGTGAGAATCCGGTTAATTCCAAACTCGAAGTAACGCCCGCTGATTTCCAAGGTATCAACTGGATTGAAATTAAGGGGCTTTTTAATGTTGGTGAGCTTGGCGGCGAACAAGCCGTTAACGAATACGAGCTGATCAACTCAGACTGGATGATGAAGTCGAAGAGTACGCGCAACGGCGGTACCATGAGCAACACGTTCATTCCGCTGCATCTCGACCCAGGTCAGGCTAAGTTCCGCGAGGCTATCGAAGACAAATGCCGTCCTTATGCTTTTCGCGTAGAGCGTGGTGCTGATTGCGCACCGGAAGCTGAAGTAACCATCAGCATTGCCGAACCCGGCGTTGTAACGTGGACTGCTCACGGCTTCCAAGCTGGCCAGCCCATCATGTTCAGCACAGAAGGCACTATGCCCACTGGCCTGACTGCTGGCACAGCTTACTACGTGGTTGCTGACGGCCTGACTGACGATACGTTCAGCGTGGCACTGACACCGGGCGGCGCAGCTATTGAGACCACCGGCACTACCACCGGCGACATCATAGCTACCGCTCCGGCCGCTGGCATGACTGACCTATTCCAAGGGTTGGCGCTGGACGGTACTCGCTCTGGTGGTGCTAAAAACGATAACTACACCCGTGCCTTCGGTATCGCTGTGAACGGTCGCATTATCACCATCTAACCGAAACCCCGTAATGGGGCTAGAGCTGGGACGGACTGGTTCACCGTCCCAAGCTCGACTTGAACCAAGAACCGGAGAATTAAAGATGGACATTAATGACATTATTCTGAATGACGCTGCGCTCGAAGTTATCGACAACGGCGAATGGATTGAAGTGGACGAAGCGCCCGGTCTAGAGCTGCTGGTAACTGGTATGCAGGCAGACGCCGCTCGCAAGGCTATGAAAGCCCTTCAAGTCAAGGCTCGTTCGCAGTCACGTGGCAAGGCTTTGACCGAAGAGCAATACTCCAACATCACTAAAGAAGTATTGATAGAACATGTTCTTAAAGGTTGGCGTGGACTCAAGAATAACGGCGAAGACCTACCTTACAGCAAGGATATGGCGCGCAAGTTCATCATGAGCCGTGGCGGTGAACGCTTTACGGTGATGGTACTGAGCGCCGCTCAGCAACTGGACGACAATGCCAATGCATTTGTAGAACAAGTGGGAAAGCACTCGGCGCCAGCATCCGATGGTCAGTCCAAAACCCAAAAGCCTCAGAGCTGATAGCGGCCTATCGTCATCATGGGGTTGACGTACCGCAAGGGCTAATACCGCCGGAGCTGAGCGATATAGAACAAGACTATTGGGTGGCTTTTTGGGATTTGGCGGGGGATAGACAAGACGGTGGGCCTATCTCATGGTTGGCGATATGGCAGTATTTTCAGGTCGAGGGTTTTGGTGACTTCCATACGTTTCAGCGTATAATCAAAAACATGGACAGCTTCTACATAAAGGCTGTTAATGAAAAGACTAAGTGAGGTGATAGATGGAGGCAGCGGCGCTAGGTTTAAGGGTTGATGGAGTCGATGGTATTGACCGCGCTTCGTCGTCCCTAGATCGCTTCACGAAAAGCAGTAAATCGGCTGATGAGGCTTCTGGCGGCCTCGCGGCCGAGTCGCGCAATACCAGCAAATCATTAGCTGATGTTGCCAAGGAGGGCGACAAATCCTCCACCTCAATGTCTAAGCTCGCAGGAGCAGCCAAACTCGCAGCTGGTGCCTTTGCCGGCATAAAGCTCACCGCACTTATAAAAGATGCAACCATGGCCCACAGCCGATTTGATCAGCTGGGATTGGTTATGGACGTAGTGGGGCGCAATGCATCTCTGTCGCAAGATCAAGTTAACGCGTATGCCAAAGAAGTAGAGGCCATGGGTATATCCATGACCGAATCACGGCAGACCGTTATTGGTATGATCTCTGCTCAGATGGATCTGACCAAGGCGAGCGAACTTGCCCGTCTAGCTCAGGACGCCGCTGTAGTTGCCAATACCAACTCGTCCGATGCTCTAGGCCGGCTGATAAACGGCCTGCAAACAGGCAACACCCTAATACTCCGCAATATGGGGTTAAACGTCAACTTCACCAAGAGCTACGAAGAGTTAGCTAAGCAGCTGGGAGTTACGGCCGACCAGCTAAGCGAGGTAGATAAAGTGCAAGCCCGAACCAATGCTGTGATGGCAGCGGGTGCGCAGATTGCGGGCGCTTATGAAGCATCTATGGAGAACGCAGGTAAACAGCTAGGGTCAACTACTCGCTATCTGCAAGACTTGGGCGTGATGTGGGGCGAGGTTTTCTCAGATGCAGCTAGAGAAGCCATCTTTGGGTACTCGGACGCACTTAAAGACATACACACTACAACCAAGCAGATGAGTGAGGATGGCACTCTTGCCCAGTGGAGCGAGAACATAGCGAAGGCCATGCGCTCTGCTGCCGATGTGGTCGCCATTGCCGCCATTGCGATTGGGAGCAGGCTTGTTGTGGCTGCTGGAGCATCTGCTGTGGCTTTCGCGGCGGCAAGAATAGAGGCGATCCGCTACCAGTTTGCGCTCGCGAGAATGACTGGCGTTTCAACGACTGCTGCCGTCCGCCTAACAGCTCTATCCTATGCGGCAAGAGGCGCTTCTGCAGCGATGGCTCTGGTCGGTGGACCCGCGGGTGCGGCCTTGCTCGCAGCGGGGGCTATTTATTACTTCGCTACGCGGGCAAGCGAGGCGGAGAGAGAATCAAAAGCGCTAGACAGCAGAATAAACAAACTAAACGGCAGCTTTAACAAGCTCAATGCCGACCAAGCCGCCGCAGCAATTCTGGATTACGATGCTAAGCTGGCCTCTGCCACACGCTCAATGCAGACCGCTGAGGCTCGGGTATTTACGCTAAGTAAGAACCTGAGAGAGTTCCCTAACTCCAAGAAGGCTGATGAGTGGGCTACAGATTTGGTCAGAGCCAAAGGGTCGGTAGCCGATGCAGCTGATGAGGTCAACAAGCTCAATGCCATTCTTGCCCAGCTGAATGGTATCGTGCAGTCAGGTGGTGCAAAAGAGTTATCAGACGACACCGAGACACTAACCGATACGGTAACAGAGCTAACCGACGCTCAGAAGGCACTCGCTACAGCACTCGATCAGACTCTAGCAGGTTACCACCGCCAGCTAAACCTTGCCAAGGACGCAACCGAGTCCGAGCAACTGCTGTATGAAATTCAGCACGGTCGTCTGCAGGGGCTTCTACCTGCACAACAGAAGACGCTGGAGGGCATGGCTAAAGAACTGGATATGCGCAATAAACTGGCGCAGGCCGAAGCCGACCAGAAGGACATCAACCGCGAGCGCGACGATATTGCACGCGAACTAATGACCGAAGAAGAAGCAATCCTAGCTTCCTATAAACGCCGCAAGGCCATTGTAGAGGCCGCCACGTTCGAGAACGAGCAGGCGCGTACCGAACTACTACTGCGACTTGAGAACGAGCGCAACGATGCTCTTATCGAAGCAAACGGCACTTACTGGCAGCGCTGGCTGCTGGCGGCTGAGGATAGTTTGACCAACTTTAACGAGCTTGCCGGTAGCGTTGTAGAGCAGTTTTCCCGACAGTTCGGTGATGCTTTTGAGTCGATGGTATTCGATGCGGAAACCATGGCTGATGCCGTCCGGGGAATGGCTCAGAGTATGGCTCGCTCCGTGGTAAACGCGCTTGGCCAGATGGCGGCGCAATGGTTGGCTTATCAGGCGGTGCAGCTTCTGGTTGGCAGAACAACTCAGGCCAGCGCCGTGGCGCAGACTACAGGTAATGCTTACGCCGGAGTTATGCAGGCGGGTATCAATGCTTACGCCAGCACTGCGGCAATCCCCATCGTGGGACCAGTAGCAGCCCCTGGAGCTATGGCAGCAGCTATCGCAGCGACGACGCCCATGGCAGCAGCCGCCAGTGCGTACTCGCTTATGGGTATGGCGCACGACGGTATCGACTCCGTACCTAAGACCGGCACATGGTTGCTCGAAAAAGGCGAGCGAGTGATGACCAGCGAGACAAGCAAGAAGCTGGATGCCAAGCTTGAAGGTAGCAGCAACGTGGTGGTCAATCTATACGAAGACGCCAGCAAGGCAGGACAGGTACAACAAGACCAGCGTGAAGATGGGTCAACGGAAATTAACATATTTGTGTCTGACATTATGAGTAATGGTCCGAGAGCTAAGGCCATGCAGCGGGCATACGGATTGAGGAGACAAGGCACATGACGCCAGAGCTAGACTTCCCTAAAGAGTTACCGCCTTTCCTGCGAGAGGGTTACGGCTTTAACCACGTACAACCGTTTGCTCGCACAGCTATGGCGACAGGTCGAGCACGTCAGCGACGCACGTTTCAGTCTGTGCCCAGCGTTTTACCAGCTAGCATCATTTTGAACGATACAGAGGCGCAACTTTTTGAATCATGGTTTGCCTACGATGCGATGGATGGCACCAAATGGTTTAACGCGACCATAAAGACACCCGAAGGTCTGATGCCCTACGCCTGCCGGTTTACTGGCATGTATGAAGGTCCAGAGCTATGGGGTTCGTGTCTATGGAAATTCAGAATGCAGCTAGAAGTGTTCAAACGCCCCATAATCTCGTCGGAGTGGTACGAGTTTGGTCGAGAGTTTGTCATGGGTGCGGACATTATTGATCTAGCAGTCAATCGGGAGTGGCCGGAAGCATGAGCCTGATTGAAACCGTCTACGCCAGCGCACCGTCCGATCAGGTAATCCTGCCGACACTGGAAATACTTGTTCCCGGTGAAGATCCAATACGCGTAGTGGCAGCTTATGAAGACCTGACCGCCACACTCGAAACAAGTGAAACGGTGACGTTCAAGGCTGGACCATTTGAGTACAAAGAGCCAAGCAAGAACACCAACGGCCAACAAACGCTCACCTTCGCTATTGCCAACGTGACAGGCGAGGCACAGAAAGCCATAGACGCTGCGCTTGCCTCAGACGCCCATGTGCCAGTCAATTACCGCGTGTACCTATCAAGCGACTTGTCAGCGCCAGCAAAAGCGCCTTATAAGATGATCCTGCGCGGTGGTACTTTCGAGGGTATGGTGGTGATGGTGGAAGCGGGCTACTATGACCTATTGAATACCGCGTGGCCAAGGCGCAGGTATCTGGCAAGCGAGTTTCCGGGATTGCGATATATATGACACTAGATGACCTGCTCAAAGTTCCGTATGTAGCCAATGGCCGTTTGCCAACAGGGGCAGACTGTTACGGTCTTGTTCGCTTGGCAAGGGTGCATCTGTTTGGCAAGCCTTGGATGCCTGAACACGGAGCAGTCGAGGGCAGTGACAAAAAGACACTAACTCGCGCCATGGAAAAAGAGGCGGTCAATTACAAAGAGTGCTCACCGCACCCCGGCGCGATTGCCTGCTGCTACCGTGGGAGGCTATGCACCCATATCGCCATCGTTGTTGAGGTGGATGGTAGACTCATGATTCTGGAAACCGACGAACCAGATCATTGCAAGAAAGGTCCAAGGATGGTACAATTGAAACAATTTGAGCGCCGATTTTTGAAGGTTGTCTACTATGACGATTAAGGTCTATGAAAGCATCATGCCCGGTGATCCTGTCGAGGTCTACAATGACCACGGAATGACGGTTGAGGCGTGGGTCAAGAGTAAGACAGACAACTATCAGCGTGGCTCTGTGCAACCACTAAGCTGCATGATTAACGGCGCTATCGTCAAGCCGGAAGGCTGGTGCGATGCGCTCATTGGTGATCGGGACGTGGTAGAGTTTCGGCCTGTGCCATTTGGTGATGTGAAGAACGCTCTCGGCTTTGTTTTTCCATTCTGGGGCGTCTCAGCATGGGCAGGCAATGCAGCTATCGACTACATCATGCCCGACATTCCCAGCATGTCAGATAGCATGGGGCAGCAGGGCGGCAAAATCACCCCTGCCGACGCTCGCGCCAACGTCGCCCGCTTAGGTCAAGGCATCCCAGAACTGTTTGGGCGGTATATCCGATATCCAGATTACGTCAACAAGCCACGACGTTACTACAAAGACGCACGGACGCAGTGCATTGATTTAATGTTGTGCATTACGTCTGGCGAGTGCTTAGTGGAGCCGGCTCTGGTTAAGCTTGGTGATACTCCATTCAGCCAGCTGTCCACCACCATCAACTATGAGATATTTCCACCGGGTGCATCCGTATCCGGCTGGCAGAACCACGAAAACTGGTACTCTAGCAGTGAGGTTGGCGGCACTTCAAACTCAGCTGGTATCCGTCTCTATCGAGGCCAGCACCTATCCTCTGGTCTTAGCAATGTCCAACTAATGTACTTCGGAACCTTAATATCAACTACCAGTGCGTCTGTGTATTTACCCGGCGACTGGGAAATTGGTGATTTTATCGGTATCTCAGAGCGTCAGTCAGTCACAGTATCAGTAGATTCAAACGATGTGGTGACGTTAACCGGTGATTGGGGTGATGCTGGCGTTGGTGATCAGATCAGGCTTCGCTCAACGGCGCTTGCTGCGGCCAACGGCGTTTTCGTTATCGACAGTAAGGCAGGCAATGACATTACTTTACTGTCTGGTGGCTCGCCAGTGATCGGCTGGACGCAGGGTAGTTATCTGATGTTCACCCGCCGTGAAGATGAAGAATACCGAATCGACAACATCGCTTTCGATACCAACAACCCCGAACTGGTAAAAGGTTTAAGACTGTCGCGCTACCTGAACGGCGCAGAGGACACCTCATGGGACGGTTTTTCTGGCATCGTACCTTACACCGGTTACGCTGACGTGCTACTTGCAGAGCGGTCAGAGTCGGAAGGCTGGGCTGGGCCTTTTGTCGCCACACCTAACGGCGAAACAACGAACACCATCGAAGTTGACTTCTTTTTGCCGCAAGGTCAGGGCAAGATCGACGAGGACGTCGTGACCAGTTTTGACACAAAACGGCAAGTTGAAGTTCAGTGGCGTGAGGTTGGCACAACCAACTGGAACAGCCGAACTTACACCATCGACAACGCCACCCGCGACCAGCTTGGCTTCACCTACCGACTAAACCTCGGCAGCGCCATCCGGCCAGAGGTGCGGGTGCGCCGCGTCCAAGCTGAAAGCAACGAGATTGCCGACCTTGACCGCATCGAGTGGTTAGGTCTAAAGGCCAGACTGCCCACGGTCACCAGTTATGCAGGAGTGACCACCATGGCCGTGACGCTGGAAGGTACTGACCAGATAGGCAGCCAGTCGAACAATCAAATAAACCTAGTGGCCACACGCCGCTTGCCACCGGTTGCCGGAGGTGCAGAAGCACCCACCCGCTCCATTGCAGCAGCCACGGCTTACGTTGCGCGTTCTTTAGGTTACGGTGATGAACAAATAAACATCAGCGAGCTTGAGCGGCTAGATAGCATCTGGCAGGCACGTGGTGACACTTTTGATTTTGTCATTAGCGACGGCACCGCTCTGGACGCTATGAAAATGATGCTCCGTGCTGGCTTTGCAGACGTCACATTGGATAACGGCGTTATCACGCCAGTGCGCGACGAACCCAGAACGCAATTAGAAGACGGCTACAGCCCTGAGAACATGACCGCACCGCTACGCCGGCAGTTTACCGGAAGGCAGCCAGACGAGGCAGACGGCGTTGAAGTGGAGTACACCAACGCGGACACGTGGACGAAAGAAACAGTCTTGTGCCTGCTGCCCGGTGATCAGCAAGTGAAGTTGGACAAGATCAGCCTTGACGGCGTGACAGACCGCACCCGCGCATGGCGTATCGGGATGCGTAGGCGTAGAGCGCAGCGTTACCGCCGCTGGACGTATACCTTCAATACCGAGCTTGACGCGCTAAACTCGGCTTACCTGTCTTACGTGCCTTTGCTAGATGACATACCCGGTTACGGCAAAGTAGCTATACTGACCAGCATCAGCGCAGATAGAATAACTGTATCGGAGCCGCTTGAATGGGAGGCTGGAAAGAACCATGTTGTCGCCTATCGCGACGAGAACGGCGATACTGTAGGACCATTCCCGGCGACTCAGGGGAATGACGATTACACGGTTATGGTCAGCATCCCACAACCATGGCCGGTAGTGATGCCAAGCGACCGAGAGCAGACCCATTTATACTTCGGCACAACCGACCGCTGGAGCTTCCCTGCTCTGATCACTGAGATTACTCCGAGTGGTCCTTTGCAAGTTGGCGTGACCGCGACAAACTATGATGAAAGAGTTTATAATGACGATAACAATTCGCCACAGGATTAAATGATATGACTACCTACAATACTGGAAACCCTTTGGGCAGCTCAGACCCGCGTGACCTTTATGACAACGCTGAGAACCTTGATGAGGCGGTTAACAACACAGAGTCGGACTCTTGGCGCGATAGGATGGGTAGAACTAGACTAACGTGGGAAGCTATTGCGAAGGCGGGAACCGGAGACACAGGGGTCGCCATTGACGCGGCCAACCGTGCAGTAGGGGCTGCGGGACAGGCTGAAAACGAAGCTGATCGGGCGACCGGGGCTGCTAATCGCGCGGAGAACGCCGAGGCCGTTGTTGATGCTGCAAACATCGAGGCGGCAGTAATCCGTGCTGAGACCGCTGCTGATTCGATAAAACCATACGTTGACAACGCACTGTCCGATTTAAGCACAGCAGCAAACAAGTTCTACCCAACACTAGCGGAAGCGAATGCTGATGTTTCCAACATAACAGTTAATCAGCCAGTCCATGTTGGTGAGGCTGTAAATGGGGGGCTATGGTACAAAGCAACATCTGGGGCTTCAACTCTAACCAAGAGTGCTTATGATCCGCTGGCCGCAGCAGAGGCTTATACGGACGACTATGTGTCAAGAACAGGACTCGCAAAAATTGCAGCTCATCTTAAAACAAATATCAACTATGACACTGCAACTAGAACTTTGACATTCAGCGGTGGTGTGCATATCACAACAGGCACAAGTCGTGTGCAACTTACAACACCTCAAAGCATTGTATTAGATCGAAATCAAATGTACCGACTTGAGTATAATGTGAGTACAGGTTTAATTGGGGCGCAAGCGTACACTCAGAGTTATTTCGAAGGTTATATTCCTTTTGCTCTTGTACGTTCCTATCCTGATAAGATTGAAACTACCGATTTTCAGTATGTAATCAACGGTGTGGCTTTTGATGCCGTAGAGGAGGCAACTGGAATATCAGCGATTGATGCTACAAGCAAAGTTAAAGTCTTGGAAGACTCTTTGTTCGGTGAAAATAAAAATTCGAACTTGTATGATGATAATGCAGAAAAACAAACTGGGTTTTATGTAGGAGCGACAGGTGAATTAGTTGAGAGTCCGACACACTACGTTACAGGCTTTATACCCGTTGACCCTAATACTGCATACACCGTGTCGCAGATTGAAAGTCAATACAACTATATTGTTGGTGTGGCTTTTTATGATGCTGATAAGCAGTTTGTTAGCAGGTTTAACACGACATCAGTCCTTAGAAGCACTGGATATCAGGGACTTACTACGCCAAAAGGTACGTACTACGTCAAGCTGACCTGTCAGAACGGTATAGACTCCATCGCTAAACGTATGTTCTACAAAGGTAGTGAGCAGATACCTTATGAGTCTTTTAAGCCTAAAAAGATTAAGTGGGCGGCATTACCTGATTTTAGTGATTCAAGCGCGACAAGACGAGGTGATTACTTGACATTTACGGGTGACAGACACCCTGCGATTATGCTCGACTTTCCTGATAGCTACTCAAAAGACGACGATCGTAATATAGCAGTAGGTACTGCTGGGCAAGTTGTTTACGCAGACATGGTTACATGGTGGCAGGATCTTGTTGATGAGTTTCCTGATTACATAACCAAAAAAACCATAGGTACAGATTCCTCCGGTCAATATGACGTGCATAGCTATACTTTTATGCCTGATGGAATGGTTGAAGTAGATGTGAACCCGCATAGCAACATAGCTAGACCAAGAGTATTGATGCTTGTTCAGCATATTGAGCAGATGAACCAAGTTTATCCATTACTCGCCATGCGTGAATTGTGTAGGAACTGGGAGATCAGTCCAGCTCTAACAGCCCTACGCCATGAGGTTGAGTTTGTGGTTATCCCTTACGCCCACCCTTGGGGTTTTGAGTATCAAAATGTGACAGGTGGCTCGTACCGTATGACATCAGAAGGGCTTAACACCAATGGCGACTGGCCTTACAAGTGGAATCATGTCGATAATCCTAATAACGGCACTACACCATTCGCAACCCAAGAGGCTAGAAATGTTAAGGCGGTTATGGAGGAGTTTAAGCCTCATGTATTCTTTGATTTACATTCAGCTTTTGCCACACAAGGCGAGAGAACGGGCACTTGGATTGATGCTGAACTAAATGGTAAGTATGTTAATAGTGTACGCTCAGCCACAACATCATTCTACCCAATGTTCAAGGAGAAGTTCCCGTATATCGACACAATGGATAAGCACTTGCGTGTAACGTATAGCAATAATAACAGACAAGCACCCGGCTATGGTTATGCTATGGGTTGCGTGGGAGGCCTTATCGAGTTTATGAAGAACTACAATTACAGACCTGCTGCTGATGGTTTGTATAATGACGGTTTAATTTTTTCTAGTAGCATGCTTCTCAATATTATTGTTAACTGCATTGCTGAGTACAGGGATTACGGCTTCCCCAATCCATATCCGCTTTACATTGGTGAGGGCGTTTATGATCCAGAAAATGGTATAGGAATTTAATGTGCCGATCTTAAAGCCTCTCTAACCAGAGGCTTCATTTAGTCTGGTGATATACCCCCGAATAATTGTATGAAATTAAAGTTGAGCATGAGGAGGGTGATGAGTTATGAAGCAATCACGCGGAATCAGGAATAACAACCCTGGCAATATCGACTACAATAAAAATAACCAATGGCAGGGCCAGATTGGTATTGAAGAGGGTGTACTAAGGCCTCGCTTTGCAAAGTTCGACACGCCTGAAAACGGCATTCGAGCGCTTGCCAAGCTGCTGCTGAATTACCAGCGGCTGCACAAGCTAAACACGGTGCGCGAGATTATTAACCGCTGGGCACCGCCAGTTGAGAACGTCACAAGTGCGTATGTTGCGGCTTGCGCACGGGCGCTTGGTGTCGATCAAAACGAGGTCATTGATTTAACAGACAGGCGATTGATCAAGCTGCTAACAGTGGCAATTATCAAGCATGAGAACGGGTCGCAACCTTACTCCGATTGTGTGATTGATGAAGGAATCAGTGAGGCGTTTAAATGAAAGCTATCATAATCACTGGCTTACTATGTGCTGTCACAGGTTTTGCAATAGGCTGGAATAAAGCCAGCGAACTCTACGAATCCAAGGCACAAAAAGAGCAAGCTGCATACTCTAAAGCATTGACAGAGGTCAATAAGCGTGCAGACAATTACAAATCAATCAGTGAGCAATACTATGCAGATTATCAAGACGCTATCAATCGTGAGCCTACTATTGTGCGTGAGCGGGTGCTGGTACGCGCCCATTGTGAAGCCAATGCCGCAGCCGATAGCGGTCGAGAGTTGGGAAATGGAGCAGCAGCAGGACGAGCCGAATTACACCCAGAAGTTGTTGCAAGCGCTACAGCAGTGACTGACCAAGCCGAAAGAGACGTGCTATCATGCAGAGCAGCGCTGCATAGCTTGCAGAGTAAAATAATTAAACACAATGAACTGCAACGGTAAGGTGCGGTCGAAACTGTAAGTAAGGAACACGCAGTGGCGGACGAAACTATGGATTTACTGATCTGGTTGGGCAATGGGTTACTTGGGCTTGGCGCATGGGCGTTGATGTACACAGGCTTGCCAGCTGAGCCAGCCGCCATTCTAGCAGTGCTTATGTGCATTGATTTTGTTGCTGGGGTTAGTAGAGCCAGAACGCTAGGCGAAGCAGTGACCAGCCACAGGATGAAGATCGGAGCTATTTCCAAGTGTGGCGTATTGACCGTTCCACTTGTAATGGCATTGACCGCTAAAGGGCTAGGCGCTGATTTTACATGGTTAGTTCAATGGACAGTATCAGTCTTTATACTATCAGAGTCATACTCAATCATAGCCAACATTCATGCAGCACGAACTGGCGTCATACTGCCCGAATTCGACGCAGTGAGCGCAGTGCTTAAAAAAGTTAGGTCATTGATTGATATGATTGATAAGCGATAAAGCCAGCGGTAAGGCTGGCGTGTTTTGGTAGAAAATGTCTCGCAAAAAGGGTATTGACAGCAGCCATGGGGTATGGTATAATAAAGATGTTGGGGGGTCAAGCGATCCAACATCAACCAATAGAGAGAAGAGAGAACCAAAATGAATCAAGTAATAGTAGCAGTAGAAGAAAAGTACAATGATAACAATGGTGCATACCAGATAGCCTACTTGTGGGATGGTGAGCGCGTCGAGCAGGCTGGTGGTATGTATGACCCAGCCATATATTGCGTCAATGCGACACCTGAGCAGATCAAAGCAGCATCGGAATGGGCAAAAGCTGATGCAGAAGCGAATCCGACAAAAAATTGGAACAAATACTACTACGGCGGTCTCGGTGCTAACACTTTTGTTGGCTGTGTCGTAACTTTAAAGCGCAGCCGCAAGGCACCTAATGGTACTCCACTGAAGGTGATTAACTTCTTAGAAGCTGCCTATTACACCCACTTTAATAAACACCTTGCTGAGCGTGTTGAAGTAACAGACGGGTACAATAGCTGGGTAGTGTCATCTGGCTGCATTGATAAGGTTATCAAGGGTGTGGTTAAATATCCATCATGGGTTAACCTTTAATCAGTAAACAACAAGACGGAGAAGCATCATGAACCACGAAAAGATGGAAGCAATAAAACAACTGATTCTAGCAGCGATAGTTATAACGATTATCGCTGGTCTACTTCACTACTTGAACAAACCTGAGCGAGTTCGGCTAGCGAAGGTTCAATCGGGAGAACTTGTGTTGGAGTGCAACATGAGAAAAACAGGGTTAACGGTAATTGACCCTGAAAAAGTCACAGGCCACAGTGATGGGACGTGGTGGTTTACAAACGGAGTTTCGAGCCGTTGCACAACTAAGGGAGCAACAAGATGAGAAAGGCACAAAGTTCTTTGAGCATATTTGTTCACAATCCTGAAAATGCAGAGGCCAACATTTTTGATATAGATGGTAATTTTTACGGTTGTGCAGAGTTGAGTTGTGAAATATTCAGCGGATTAAAAATAATCTTTACCGATCCTAGTCTTGCTGAAGATTTAGGAACAGCACTTCTAGAAATGGCGCACGAATTAAAGGAAAAACAGGGTAAATAAAATGGTACAAGTAACTAATCGAGGCCGTATGTGGTGGTTATTAAAGAACGATAAAGTCGTTGGTTTTGCGTCAACTTACAGATACGCGCTAATCAGAGCCAAGGAGTTAGAGCAGTTATGCTAAGTAAGATACACGGTCTGTTGGTAGAGCAGCCAATGACACTAGAGAACATTATGGCGGCTGCAGGAGTAAGCGACATAGTAGCGCTAACAATGGTCATAGAAATGTCTGAAAGGGGAATTATTGAGCATAAAGGCCAAGGTAGATGGGGAGTTGTCACAAATAGTGAGCGAGGCTTAAAAAGCTTGCTTGCTTTTGTACAAGATGATGCCTTGGCTGCTACCTATCAGAGCCTTGGGCAGTATCGAAGCGAAATCATAAAAATGATCGCTAGTATTTTGGAGGATTGAACAGTGGCAGATATCATAGATATAGCTAATGACTATGCGGAACGCCATATAGAATATAGCTTGGCGAAACACGCAGCACGAACTAAAGATGAAAACAGTGCGTTTTATTGTGTTGAGTGCAACGACGCTATTCCACATAGACGACGCGCAGCAATTCTGGGTGTTAAAACCTGCGTTGATTGTCAGGCAAAAATAGAGAGGGGTTTGTAATGATGAAATTAACAGAAAAGCAAATTAGTTTTTTAAATGACTTTGAGTATTTATATGGCTTGGATCTATCAACCTTGGTAGTTCCAGAGCGCTCAAACAGAAAAGCAATTACAGTAATGATACCGAGACTGTCTGAGAATGACGTTAAGGCGCTAGAACGTTTTTGTGGTTCTAGAAAACTAAGAGTAGAGCCTAATGGCTATAAAGCATTGGCTATTTTTGTAGGGGATTCAGTATGAGCTGTTATAACACGATTGCTGCTGAAAAATGGGCGGCAGAACAAGACGACTTAGAAGCAATGCAAGAGCGCAGAACAGAGCGCCTGCACGACATGATCGAGGACAAAGACAAAACGGTCTTAGAGTTCCTATCCGACTATTTTGTCGATGCTATCAGTGACGATAACGCAGAGGAGAAACACGAAGCGTTGGAACGTATTTTCATAAGAGCGTACCTGTCCGATCCTTTGGACAACGACTGTCAGACAATCCTAAGCATTGAAAAATTAGATGACCTAATGGGAGATGAGTTAGATGATTAGAATCATAGAGCTATTGAATGAACATCGAGATAAGGTGAACCACTTTGTAGTTGGTCAAGCCGTAGCATTACTGGGTTTGTATTTCTGGTGGTGGCTTAGCATCGTAGCGGTTGTCTTAGTCGCTGTTGGCAAAGAGGTATGGGATAGCAAAGGGAATGGTACTGTTGAAGTTTTAGACGCTTTAGCAACCATTGCAGGGGGTGTGCTAATAGTGGGGTTGTATCTACTATGACACCAAAGATCTGCCCGCCTGGTGACCTATCCTGGGCCTGAGAGGTATCTCCCTTGAACGGAAGCACTGGACTCGGCACACGTATAGCCACCCAACTCATCTGTGTCAGAGAGGTGTGTCTCTTTTGTGAGTGTGTTCTCCTTTTTAGAAGATTACGAGAAACTGTCTCAGCAGGACAATTTCGTAAAAAACTATCACGGGTATCACAACTATCACAAATCAACAGAAACACCGAAGGACGGGGGTTTTAGTGTGTCAGTTTATGTGTTAGTTTGACAGGTCGACCATTCACATGCTAAAATAGATATTCGATGTGGGAAGCTCCCGAGAGTGTCCCTCTTTGACAATTTTTCGTACCCTTCTAAAAAGG